ATGGCGACCACGCCGATTTTCTGGCCGAGATGTTCGACCCGCAAGACCTGGCCGACCGGCTCGACGATCAGGCCGACCATGAGCGCCTGATCGCCCGGCTTATCACTTCGGCCTTGCCCCTGCGCCGGGCCGGCGGCGAGGAGACCGTCGGGGCGGCCCTCAAGCTCTATCTGGCGTACGGCGCCGACGATGCGATCGGGCTGAATGCCCACGCCCGCCTCAAATCCTGCGGCCTGGCGGTGCGGCGCGATGGGGCTGAGCAGTTCCTCGCGGTGAGCAACTCGCACCACCAGCTTGCCCGGCTGTTCGATGGCACCCATTGGCAGGCGCGATCCGGCTCGAGCGGCGGGTGGGTGCAATCCCTGCGCCGCGTGCCCGGCGCCAAGGTGATCGCCGGCCAGCGCTTCGGGGCGGTGGTGCAGCGCGCCACCCTGATCCCGCTTTCGGCGGTGCCGCTGGCCGATGACAACGCCAGCGCAACACAAAGCGCAACCGAGGAAGGTGATGATTTCCAAGAGTTTTAGAGCCCGGTGTTGTCATGTTGACGGTGTTGCGGCCCGCCAAGCGCTACAGGGGCGCGGGTGCGCGCATGTGAGACGCTGTGTGCAACACCGTAAACATGACAACACTAAGTCAAAGTATCTGAAATTAAGGGGATGTGGTGTTGCGGGCGGCGCAACACCCCGCAACGCTCCGCAACACGCCCCCGCAACTGGCCGACGGTGACCCCATGGCAAAGCCCCCCGCCTTGAAAGAGACCCTGCAGCGCTATGACAAGCGGGCGACCCGCCGCACATCCCGGCCGGCGGTGGTGGCCGATGGCGCCCACCTCCTCACCCGCGACCCGGCCACCGGGGTCACGGTGGAGGCGCTCGGCAGGGACCGCGGCCCCGATGAGGCGGGCACCGCCGCCGCCGCCCGCGAGGCCGCCGAGCGCGCGGTGTGGGATGGCAGGCGCCATGTCAGGGCGCGCGGCATGGTCACCACCCTCGACAAGCTCGAGGCCTCGGGCCTGATCACCAAGGATGAGCACATGGCCGGGGTGATGTTCGCCGATGCCTTCGCCGTGGCCGGCCAGGATCCTTTGCGCTCCTCGCTCGGCGCGCTGGACAGTGTGCGCGGCGGCGAGAGCCGGGCGGCCCATATCACCGAGCGCCAACGCCACGCCCGCCGTGAGGTCGAGGATGTGGTCGACATGCTCGGCGGCTACGGTCACCGAGTCGCCCGAGCCGTGCTCGATGTGTGCGGGCTAAGCCTGTCGCTGCGCGAGCACGTCGCCAAGCAGCGCCAGCACGAGGGCAACAAGGCCTATTCGCTTGATATGGCAAGGGGAATCATCCCCGCCGCTCTCCTCGCCATGGCCCGGCGCCAGCGTCTCAACAATGAGCGCCAAGTCTGTCTGTTGCCCCTGTCTGGTCAATAAGATATACATCTAGGCACGTCGCGTTCCTGCGCCCGGTACGTTCCCGAAACGGCCGGGCGCTTGTCGTTCCGTCCCCATAACAGGGGGATAAATGCCCCATCGTCCCCCTCGGATCTGCCGCGCCCCCGGGTGCAACGCCACCACGCAATCCACCTACTGTGCGCCCTGTTCGGCCAAGGTGAGTCGCCAGCGCGAGGCGCGCCGGCCGAGTGCGTCGGCGCGGGGCTACGGCGGGCGCTGGCGCAAGGCCCGCGCGGGCTACCTGCGCAAGCACCCGCTCTGTGTGACATGCCAGGCCGAGGGCCGCACCGAGCCCGCCACCGTGGTCGACCATATCGTCGATCACAAGGGCGATCGGGCGCTGTTCTGGGATCGCGACAACTGGCAGGCGCTCTGCAAGGCCTGCCATGACCGCAAGACCGCGACCGAGAACCGGTTCGGTCGCGGCGATCGCGGCGAGGGGTAGGGGGTTCAATCCCTGGCGCGGGCCGGCCCGGGACCGTGTGAGGGGTCACATTTCCACCGCCGCGAAATGGCGCCGAAATCTTTTTTAGGAGGCCCCGCCATGGCTGGCCGTCGCCCCAAACCCGATGAGACCAAGATCGCGCAGGGCAACCCCGGCAAGCGCCCGCTCGCCACCGACAAGGTGGTCGAGGCCGGCGCCGAGCTGCCCGAGGTGGTCGACACCGATCTGCCCGCCCTGCTCAAGGATCGCCCGACCGCCGCGGTCGCCTGGCGCGAGCTCGCCCCGCTGCTCAAGGCCGCGCGGTTCGTGCGCGAGACCGATGCCCGGGCGCTGGCGCGGTATTGCGTGCGGCTCGCCGCCTGGCAGGACGCGATCACCGAGATCGAGGCCGAGGGCCGCACCTACTGGACCGACTCCAATCACGGCAAAATGAAGCGGATCAACCCCGCGTTCATCGTCGCCGAGCGGCTCGAGAAAGGGCTGCTCGATTACGAGGATCGGTTCGGCCTCAACCCGGCGGCGCGCCAGCGCCTAATCTCGGCGATGGCGGCGCAGCAACCGACGCTCCCGCTCGAGCCGGCCAAGCCCGAGCCGCAGACTGCAGCCGCCGCCCCCACCCCGTCGCCGGTGGGCGCGCTCTCCCGTGCTCGCGTGCACTGAGCGCCCGACCCTCGAGGGCGCATGGTTCGATGAGGCCGCGGCCAAGGCCGCGTGCCAATGGATCGAAACATACTGTTGCCACACCGAGGCGCGGTGGTACGCAACCCCGTTCACGCTCTCGCCTTGGCAGGTGTTCGTCACCCGCCAGGTGTTCGGCTGGAAACGCCCCGACGGCACCCGGGTCTATCGCGAGGCCTGGATCGAGATCCCGCGGAAAAACGGAAAAACCGAGTTCGCCGCCGCCCTCGGTCTGCTGTTGCTGATCGCCGAGGGCGAGGCCGGCGGCCAGGTCTATTCCATCGCCGGCGATGAGGCGCAGGCGCGGATCTCATGGAATAAGGGTGCCACCATGGTGGCGCTCACCCCGGCGCTCGGCGAAGTGGTCGAGGCGCTGAAACCCACGCTCTATGTTCCGGCGCTGCACGGCAATTGGCGTGCTCTCTCGGGATCGCCCAAGAACAAGCACGGGCTCTCGGCGCACGGCATCATTGGCGATGAGGTGCACGAGTGGACGAACCGCGAGGCCTATGACGCGGTGCGCAGTTCGCGCGCCGCCCGCGAGCAGCCGCTCGGCATCTACATCACCACCGCCGGGGTGCACGGTCTCGGGCTCGCCTGGCAATTGCATCAACACGCGGTCAACGTGGCCGCCGGCATCATTCGCGACGATGCGCTGTTCGTGGCGATCTGGGGCGCCGAGCTCGAGGACGATTGGACGGACGAGGCGGTGTGGGCGAAGGCCAACCCGAATCTCAATATCACCGTGCCGATCGACTATCTGCGCGATGAGTTCCAGAAAGCCCGCGAAAGCGTGGCGTTCGAGAACGTCTTTCGCCGCCTCTACCTCAACCAATGGACCGAGGCGGTAACCAAGTGGCTCGATCTCGCCGCCTGGGATCAATGCAAGGGCGATCTGTCGCCGGCCGATCTCGCCGAGCGGCTCAAGGGCAAGCGTTGCTATGGCGGGCTCGATCTCGCCAGGGTGCATGATCTCTCGGCCCTGGCCCTCGCGTTCCCGCCCGAGGAAACCGGGCTCGGCCGGTGGGTGGTGCTGGTCTGGTATTGGCTGCCCGATGAGAACATGGCCACCCGGGTCGAGCGCGACCGCGTACCCTATGACCAATGGGTGCGGGCGGGTTTCATCACCACCACGCCGGGGAACGTCACCGATTTCGAGTTCATGCAGCGCGATATCTGTGAGATCGCCGCGCGCTACGTGGTCGAGGAGCTCGCCTACGATCGGGTTTTCGCTGGCGAGCTGATCCAGGGCCTGGCCGAGGAGGGCCTGCCCCTGGTCGAGCACCACCAGGGTTTTCTCTCGATGGCGGCGCCGACCGCGGCGGTCGAGCGCCTGGTGCTCGGGCGCAAGCTCATCCACGGCGGAAACCCGGTGTTGCGGTGGAACGCGGTCAACACCGTGGTGCGTCAGGATCCGGCGGGCAACCTCAAGCCCGACAAGGAAAAGTCGATCGAGCGGATCGACGGCATGGTCGCGATGATCATGGCGATCGGCCGCGGCGAGGCGCGGGTGGCGCCGGTGGAGGTGTTGACCCATGCAATTTTTGCGTAACCTCGCCACCGCCTTCACGCCGCCTGCCCGCCCGACCCGGATCGAGCCCGAGATCCTGCCCCCGTCGACCCGGGCCAGCCTCGAGAATCCGGCGATCTCCCTCAATGACCCGGCCGCGCTCGCGCGGATCTTCGGCCTTGAGATGACCGCCGCCGGGGTGTCGGTGTCGCCGGAATCGGTGCTCGGCATTCCGGCCGTGCTCGACGCGGTGCGGCTGATCGCCGAGACCATCGGCGCCTTGCCGCTTCACATCTATCGCGAGCCCGAGGGTGGCGGCGACCGGGTGCTCGATCACCCCCTGCACCGCCTGTTGCACACCCGGCCCAATCCCTACTCGAGCGCGATCAAGTTTCGCACCACGCTCGCGGTGCACGCGCTCTTGTGGGGCAACGGCTACGCCTGGATCGAGCGCAATGGCGCCGGCCAGGTGGTCGCCCTGTGGCTGTTCGAGCCCTGGTTCACCCGTCCGGTGTGGGATCGCCGCACCGGCGCGCTCTCCTATGAGTACCGCAACGGCCAGATTCACCGGGTGCTTGATCCGGCCGAGGTGATCCACATCCCGTGGCTCGAGGTGGCGCCGGGCTCGGGCGGCCTGCCCGTCACGCAGATCCTGCGCCGGGTGTTCGGCGCGGCTCTGGCGAACATCGATTTCACCGGGCGGTTTTACGAGAACGGGGCGATCCCCTCGATCATCTTCAAGACCCCCGACGCCATGACGGCCGAGGGCGTCAGAGAGTTCGCCGCCCACGTCAAGGAGAACGCCGCCGGGCTCGGCAACGCCTACAAAACGATGGTGATGCCCCAAGGGGTCGAGGCGGATTTTCCGGGCCAGGGCCTGCGCGATGCGCAGCACATCGAACAGAGTCGCCACCAGGTGCTCGAGATCGCGCGGATCTTCAACGTGCCGCCGCACATGCTCAAGGATCTCGAGCGCGCCACCTTCTCCAATATCGAGGAGCAGGGGCTTAATTTCCTGCGCCACACCATGTGGCCGTGGCTGGTGCGGATCACCAGCGAGATCGATTTTAAGCTGCTGACCCCGCTCAACGGGCCGGCCTTTCACGCGTGGTTCAACACCGACCCGCTCACCCAAGGCGACCGCAAGTCGCGGATGGAAGCCCATTCGCTCGCGGCGCAGGCGGGAATCATGACGCGAAACGAGATCCGCCGCCTCGAGGGCCTGCCCGATCTGCCCGGCCTCGACGTGCCGCTCACCCCGGTCAACACGGTCGGCGGTGTGCCCGCGCCCGTGGATCCCGGCGATTCCGATCCATCCGAAACCGACTAGGAGGGCGCGCCATGCCCCTGATCGAACGCCGCGCGGTGGCTCATGTCGAGTTGCGCGCCGATGAAAACGACGCGTCCCGCACCGTGGTCGGCCTGGCGGCCGTCTATGGGGTGCGCGCCAACATCGGGGGCATGTTCACCGAGGAGATCGCGCCGGGCGCGTTCACCCGCTCGCTCACCGAGAACGATCTGCGCGCGCTCTATCAGCACGATATGAGCCAGGTGATCGGCCGCCAATCGGCTGGCACGCTGCGCGCCCGCGAGACCGCGCGCGGGGTCGAGGTCGAGATCGACGTGCCCGAGGCCCGCGACGATGTGCTCGAGGCGATCCGCCGCGGCGATATCGACGGCATGTCGATCGGCTTTCGCGTGCGCGGCGACACGTGGTCGGATCTCGACACCGACACCCCGCACCGGCTGTTGACCGATATCGATCTGGTCGAGGTCTCGCCGGTCACCTTCCCCGCCTACGTCGAAACCGAGATCGGTATGCGCTCCGACGCCAATGGCGTGGCGCTGGCCGAGGAGGCGCTCGCCGCCGCCAAGGCGACCGCCGAGGCCGCCCGGGCCGCCGTGCACCGCTCGGATCTCAACCGCATGACGGGCCGCCTCATGGGGGCGCGCCTCACCTGACGCTCGCGGACTCCCGCGACGTGTGAGCCCCGCCAATCGGCGGGGTTTTTTGTTGAAACGGCAACGCAAAGGAGGTGCCGAGATGGCGACCTATGCCGAGATCATGGCCAAGCGGGAGAAGCGCGGTAAGCTGATCCACGACGCCGGCGCACTGCGCGACACGCTCACCGCCGAGACCCCCGACGCCGAGCGCGCGGAGATCAACGCCAAGTTCGATGACATGATGGACCAGGCCGACGCCATGGCCGTGGAGATCCAGCGCGATGAGCGGGCTTATACCGCCGAGCAGGAAATGCGCGGCGTGCCGGGCCTGGCCGGCGAGCGCCCGGGCATCCCGGTCGCCGAGGGTGAAAGCGATCTCGAGGCGGCGCGCAACGCCGACGCCTACGGGGCCGCGTTCGAGCTCTATCTGCGCCACGGCCGCGAGGGGCTCGATGGCGATCAGCTCCGCGCCCTGCGGCGCGGTTTCGCTCACGCCGCCGAGCTGCGCGCGCAGTCGACCAGCAATGCTGCCGGCGGCTACACCATCCCGGTGGACACGCAGGCCTCGATCATTGAGGCGGTGCGGGCGATCGGCGGGGTGCGGGCGGTGGCCACGGTGCTCACCACCTCCTCGGGCAACACGGTCAACATGCCAACGGTCGACGACACGTCGAACGAGGCCGAGATCGTCGCCGAGGCCGCCTCGCAAACCGACACCGATGTCACGTTCGGCCAGAAAGCGATCGGCGCGTTCATGTACCGCACGCGTGCCCGGGCCTCGTTCGAGCTCCTGCAGGACACGATCATCGATATGGACGCCCTGATTAACCGGGTGTTCGCGCGCCGCCTGCAGAAAGGCACGAACAAGCATTTCTCCTATGGCACCGGCTCGGGCCAGCCGCACGGGATCGTCACCGCCTCGCCGTCGGGCTACACCGCCGCCGCCGAGGGCCAGATCGCGTTCGACGATCTGATCGAGCTCGAGCACTCGGTGGATGAGTCCTATCGCGACGGCGCCTCGTGGATGATGAACGACGACACCGTTAAGGCGGTCAAGAAGCTCAAGGACAGCACCGGCCAGCCGCTGTTCCTGCCGGGCTTCGCCTTCCGCGAGCCCGACACGATCCTGGGCTACGGCTTCCAGCGCAACAACGATATGGACACGATCGAGGGCGCGGCGGATTCGGTGCTGTTCGGCGATATGTCGGCCTACACGATCCGTGACAGTGGGCCGATGCTGTTGCTCCGCCTCGTCGAGCGCTATGCCGATAACGGCCAGGTCGGGTTCCTGCTGTTCTCGCGGCACGATGGCGAGGCCATGTTTGCCAACGCCTCGACCTACGCGCCGATCAAGAAACTGACTCACCCGTCCTAATTCCAGGGCGTGACATTCCCGGCCGGCCTCTTCTGGGGCCGGCCGGTCTCATTGGTTTTGCACTTTCCCGCCCTCTAACCCCGTGAGGTGTTCCCATGATGGTGAAACTGAAAACCCCGCTTTCCGGCCCGCGCGGCGCGCATGCCGCCGGCGAGGTGGTCGAGGTCACCGACAAGACCGGTGCGCGCTTGGTCGAGCGCGACCTGGCCGAGCCGGCCGCCGACCCGGCGCCCGAGCCGACAACCGAGACTGCAGGCGACGGCCAGGTCGAGGATAAGGCCGCCCTCGAGACCACCACGGCCGAGCTCGGCCTCGAGACCACCGACGCCACGCCGGGCTCGGCCGCCAAGCCGGCCGCCCCCAAGCGCGCCGGCAAGAAGGACTAAGTCCCCATGACCGTCTCGGCCTCTCGCGTAATCACCGCGCCCCCGGTCGAGCCGGTCACGCTGGCCGAGGCGAAAGCGCACCTGCGCGTCGATATCAGCGACGACGACACCTTGATCGAGGGTCTCATCGCCGCCGCCCGGGTCCATTGCGAGGAGTGGACCGGGCGCATATTCGTCGAGCAGACGATCGAGACCCGGTTCGACACGTTCCCGAGCGCGCGCCCGATCCGCTTGCCGTGGGCCAATGTGCGCTCGATCTCCTCGATCGAGTACGTCGACACCGATGGCACGCTGCAAACCTGGGCGCCCTCGCAATATCAGGCCGATACGGTGTCGGTGATCGCGCGGATTCACCCGGCCTATGGGGTGACCTATCCGCTCACCCGCCAGGGCGAGCTGCACGCGGTGCGGGTCACCTATGTCGCCGGCTACGCGCCGAGCTCGGATAGCCCGACGGACTACACCGCCAAGATCGACCCGCGGGTCAAACAGGCGATCAAGCTGTTGCTCACCGCGCTCTATGAGAACCGCTCGCCGGTGGTGGTCGGCTCGATCTCCAAAAGCCTCGAGTTCTCCCTCGAGTCGATCCTGTGGGGCCTGCGCGTCCGACATGACTAGCCCGGTCCCTCGGATCTGGGGGTCGGGCGATCCGCCGGTGGCGATCCTCGGCGGTGGGCCAAGTCTCACCCCCGAGGCGGTCGCGACGGTGCGGGGCGCCGGCTGGCCCATGATCGCGATCAATGACGCGTATGAGATCGCCCCCGATGCCGCGGTGCTCTGGTGGTGTGATTGGCGGTGGTATCTCAAGCACCAGG